ATGTTCAAGAACGCATTTGCCAACCTGCAAAAAGTAGGTAAATCGCTGATGCTGCCGGTTTCCGTATTGCCTATCGCAGGTATCCTGCTGGGCGTCGGTTCCGCCAACTTTAGCTGGCTACCTCTGGTAGTCTCTCACGTGATGGCGGAAGCCGGCGGTTCCGTATTCGCCAATATGCCGTTGATCTTCGCTATCGGTGTTGCCCTGGGCTTCACTAACAACGACGGCGTTTCTGCATTGGCCGCGGTAGTGGCTTACGGCATCATGGTGAAAACCATGGCCGTAGTTGCGCCACTGGTGCTGCATTTGCCAGCCGAAGAGATTGCGGCCAAACACCTGGCGGATACCGGTGTGCTCGGGGGGATTATCTCCGGCGCCATTGCTGCCTACATGTTTAACCGCTTCTTCCGCATTCAGTTGCCAGAATACCTGGGCTTCTTTGCCGGTAAGCGTTTTGTGCCGATCATCTCAGGTCTGGCCGCTATCATTCTGGGTGTGATCCTCTCCTTCATCTGGCCGCCAATCGGTACGGCTATCCAGACCTTCTCCGAATGGGCCGCTTATCAGAACCCAGTGGTGGCATTCGGTATCTACGGTTTTGTTGAGCGTGCGCTGGTACCGTTTGGTCTGCACCACATCTGGAACGTTCCGTTCCAAATGCAGATTGGTGAATATACCAATGCGGCCGGTCAAGTGTTCCACGGCGACATTCCGCGTTACATGGCGGGTGACCCAACTGCGGGTATGCTGTCTGGTGGCTTCCTGTTCAAAATGTATGGTCTGCCTGCTGCTGCGATTGCCATCTGGCACTCAGCCAAGCCGGAAAACCGTGCCAAAGTCGGCGGTATCATGATTTCCGCTGCGCTGACCTCGTTCCTGACCGGTATTACCGAGCCGATCGAGTTCTCCTTCATGTTTGTTGCGCCGATCCTGTACGTAATCCATGCGATCCTGGCCGGTCTGGCGTTCCCAATCTGTATTCTGTTGGGTATGCGTGACGGTACCAGCTTCTCACACGGTCTGATCGACTTCATCGTACTGAGCGGCAACAGCAGCAAAATCTGGCTGTTCCCAATCGTTGGTGTTATCTACGGTCTGGTGTACTACACCATCTTCCGCGTGCTGATTGCCAAACTGGATCTGAAAACCCCTGGCCGTGAAGACAATGCTTCCGAGCAGGTGGCTCAGGGTGGTTCTGAAATGTCTGCTGCGCTGGTTCAGGCATTCGGCGGTAAAGAGAACATCACCAACCTGGATGCCTGTATTACCCGTCTGCGCGTTAGCGTGGCCGACGTATCCAAGGTTGACCAGGCTGGTCTGAAGAAACTGGGTGCTGCCGGTGTGGTTGTGGCTGGCTCAGGCGTTCAGGCGATCTTTGGTACCAAATCCGACAACCTGAAAACCGATATGGATGAATACATCCGTAACCACTGATTCAGGTAGGGGAGTTAATGGGGAGGCTTAGGCCTCCCTTTTTTTATTGTTTTTATGTTGATAAGTAACGGTATTTTATTTTTAGTGTCCACATTTTGACTGTGAAAGTATATAGAATTGATTTGCAAGCGTGAAAAACCCGCCGAAGCGGGTTGTCGTGACTTTACAGGAAGGTTATCTGCTGCTGGCCCTTCGGGGTTTCATGCGGTGACACTGGTTCAGTCTTGCCGGGGATCATTATCGATCTCACCTTGGTTTCCATCGTTACGAAGGTGTGCCCGCAATTGATATTGGTGCACTGCAAATAGCGTTCGGTGGTGGTTGCTGTTATTGATTGGCTGCTGCGTGTATGTGCCATACATCCGCAAATCTCACATCGCATCATAATTGTGAGATCTCCATCGTGTTGCTGTTGGGCTAAGTATATCACTGCGTTTCCATATCAACACCCTCCAGGCCAACTTCAAGCTGTAGAGCCGTGGTGAAGCCGCTATCGGTGACCGTGTGTGTCACCTGGGTGATTGTCCATTCTGCGTCGTCGATCTCTTTCTTGAAGCCTGACACCTTTACGGGATACTCAGGGCAGATCTCTGCCCGGCCAACAGCCAAGGTTATACTGAATTCGGCAACGCCGCGCTGTATACGCTCCCAGGCTGATTTTGCAGCCCGGGCAGCATTACCCTTGCTTGCATAGGTATGGCGAAGGGTCAGGGTGTTCTCATCATCACCAACGAGGTAATCACCCTCCTTCTTGTCTGTTTCTGGGTTATCACCTGGTTTAACCTTCTTTTTCTTGGTTTTCCGTTTTACTTTCACATTTTCTTGCTTTGCTGCGCGGGTGTTCAGGTAGTGGGCGACCACCCCCGTATAGGCGTCACGGTCTGTAATGCTAAAGGTGTGACTATCACCGACAGCGCGAGTGATAGTTAGGGCGGGGATCTGTTTGCCGCTGGCCGTGGTGTTACTGCCAGGGGAAAGTAGCAGTAAGGTGCCATTTTTAACTGTGGGGGTAAACCCGTACTGTTTACCCAGCCTCGTTAAATAGCTGCCGTCTGACTCATTGGTCTGATCGCTGTGATCGATAGTGGTGGTCGAGAAAGACGGGTTAATGCTGAGTTTTAACTTATTGCGATCGGCGATGGTTTTGGCAAGGTCAGCCAGCTTAATGGCATGCCATGACTGTTCACGTTGTAAATTCATGGTTGAACGAAAATCAACGCCCCGGGCCGTAATAGTCATCTGATCGGGCGCGCCTGAATGCTCTATTTCATCAACGGTAAATGTCCCTTTTGGTGTTAACGCCTGGCCTTTCCAGCCTATTGCCACGCTTAGCACTGCACCCCGGCGCGGTAGGGCGATCTTACCGTCTGCATCATCTAGGGTGATATTCAGCATATCCGCTTCAAAGCCACGGTTATCGGTGAGTGTTAATGACATAAGGCGCTTGGTTAGCGTGGTGGTAATGTCCTTATTGTCGATCGTCACGGATAGCGCGGGCGCTACGCAGGCCATGGTGGTGAATTCATCGTAAATCTTTTCAGCCGTGTCAGTAATACTCATGTTGTCCCCGCTGCTCTGCAGTACAGTTGCGATTGTCTGTGGTGCCAGGGTGTTCGGGTATGGCCAACACAGCTAATTATGACGATGTTTGCCGGTGGTTAACTTAGCTGGGTGCCTGCTGCATCCTTGATGGCATCAACTCCCTTATTCAAGGCAGTGGTGGCACTGTCTTTTATCTTATCGAGCTGCTCACCAAGATCTCCGAATAAGTCAGATAGACTTTCATCAACCCGTTTCAGAGTTAGCGTAAACTCAATTTTGTTGGCGTAGCCGTTCGGTGAAAAGAATGTCCGGGCCCGGGTTAAGCCGGTGATCACATACATACCGTAAATCATGCCGGTGCCCTCGATCAGCGGCCAGGCTTTGCCTGTGTCGGCCATCCATTGCAGTGCCAGCAATGAGAACATGCCGCCCGTTAGCTCAGGATAAAGCGTTCCTGACAGGGTGATCGATTCTTCATCCGGCCCTAAAAATTGGGTGGCGGGCCGCTGGCCGATCCTGCTGTTACTTGGGTGACGCCACGCCATATCGTGTTGAAACTCTTGATAAGGAGTGGTGCTCATCACAAAGACATACATTCCCAAAGCCATCATCATGTTTGGTTACCCCTGATCGTTAAAAGCACTGCGGGCACGGGCCTTGGCTTGACGCTCAAGGGCTTGTAGTTTGCGCATCACCTGGTTAGCGATATCCTCCACATTTTGCCCAGGCGTAGCATGGACGTGTATTTGTGGCGCAAAAATGAATGGTGATGCGGTGGATCCTCCGCGGGAACCTGGTGATTGCGCACTTATGGCCTTTTTGCCAGCGCCCACAACATACGGATGCATTGGCGCAGCGGCGGATTGGGTAGGGAAGCCAAACGCCATCATGGCGGCTGCGGCAATCGCTGCTGTATTCCTGCGGCTAGTGATCCTGGCGGGCCCGTTGATTATTTCCGGGCCATTCTCGCCAGCAATGCCAAATTTTCCAGAGGGTATAACACCGCCAGAATCATACATACCCGCATAGGGCAATCCAGAAGGGACCATCATTGCCGATGGGGAGTTGTTGCCGGTTTTCTTTTTCACCCATTCAACAACAGCATTAACTTTTTCTTGCGCCTGTTCCTTTAATGCTCCGCCCATCAGTGACAAAGTATTTTTAACCCAAACAAGTTTATCAATCAGCTTATTGATGTGGTCTATCGCAGAAAGTATAGAGTCTGAAATTGCAGAGCCAAACCCCTTACCTGAATCGGCTGCTGCTTTAAGCTCCTCTTTCGTGCTTTTAACAGGTGAGAGGAACTCTTTAAACCAATCAATCACAGCGCTGATTTTCTGGCCGACCCATTCGAATTTTAACCCCACCCAATCGAAAACAGGTTTTAGCGGTGCAAAAATACGGTTGATCAATTCACCAATAGCGGTAAGTGCAGGTTGAAGCCCTTCAATAAACCCGCCAAACCATGCTTTTACACGATCCCAATATTTATAGACGGCAAACGCGCCAGCGATTAAGGTCGCGATCAATGCGGTGACCGGCCAGCCAAGGGCAGCGACAGCGGCACTTAATCCCATAAACGCGGTGCGAAGAAGTGAGAAAGGACTCCGAACCAGCCACGTAATAGCCCGGCCAGCCTTAAGCGGAAGACGTGCCAGCCAGGAGAAACCGCGGCCAATGTTGGTTGGCGTCAATTTCTTGAACATGCCAATTACTGAGGGTAATTCCCGCCCGGCCAACGCTACAAAACCATAACGCAGCATAGCCAAAGGCCCGATCATTGATGCTAAGACCAAAGTAAGCGCGCCACCTGCGGTTGCAGTTAACGCCAGGCCAACGGCGGTTGCAATAAAGTATTTCGCCAATTTAGGATGGCGTTCAATAAAGCTAGAAATCCGCGTCAACACTCCGTTGATTAGCTCTAATCCCTTGACATACATTGGCAAAATTGTTTCACCAATTTGCTTATACAGGTCGCGTTTTTTTGCCGACAAGATCAACTCTTGGCCTGCGGCATTCTGTTGACTTGACGATATTATCTCATCGATGCCCTGGGCGCGATGACCTGCCGCCATTTGCTTTTGGATATTCGCACGCTGCTGGTACATAGTGGCGAATAGGTCAGCGGCTGTCCTATTTGAAAATAGCGAACTTATTTTTTGAAGAATACCCGATTCATCAAGATCCGGATAGGTTTTCTTTATGCGTGGTACAACCTCTTCTAGCAGATATTTAAATGGTGTTTCAACGAATTTTCGCTCGTTAACCAATGTAAAATCTTTTACGTGCCCCGTGCGCGAGTATTTTACATTTTTAGCCAAACCTAAGTTATCCAATTCATCTGAGCTACGTTGTTTTATTCGTTTGGCGACCCAGTTCTGACGGGCAGAGTTAAGCGCGTTACCGGCAGATTCACCGCCCATTTCTTGGATTATGTGACCAAATGCGTAAAAATATTCATCTCGGTTGATATATTTAGCGGCTAAACCGCCACGCTTCATAAATGCATATGTGTCTTCTGGCGTGATAATGGTTTGGTTCACGGCAAAGGTTTTGACGGATTCATTGATGAAGCTAGCGAGCTGTTTCGGATCTTGAATTTCGTTACGCAACTCGGCGTTTTTCAATAGCGCATAAGACATCTTATCGATCATTTCGACCTGTTCAGATGTCAGCAACCCCTTGCTACCCAGCATTTTCATGGCAGTTTCCGCGCGTGCAAGCTGAATCGCTGCGTCGTGTGCGTGATGCTCATCACGCGTGATGGCGTAGCCTTCGGTGTATAGTTTCAGCATATCCGCCTTGCTATTACCGATCACCTGATTGTGGTCGACAAAGTTCTGTGCGTTGGCAATTTGCTGCTCTGTTACACCTTGTGAGCGGAAGCGCTCCATATGCTGGCTGTAAACCGCTTCTTCTGCGAGCGCTGGTTTCATGGCATATAACATCATGCCACCGCGGGCCATGCTCATGCCCCCAGACATGGCTAAGCCGCCAGCCGTACCGCGCATCTTTTGGTAATTGGCTAAAGCGTTTCCGCGTGTTCTAAGCTGTTGCTGCTGTCGCCTAAGCGCTGCCGTAGCCTGCTGGGTTCTGCGATTAAGATCGGCCTGGGCGCTGGCGAGCCGATTGGTATTGATGCCGTTTTGTGCCAGGAGGGAGCGCTCACGCTGGAGCGATTGATTCAGGGTATTGAAGCGGTCTTTCAGGCGGGCGGCAACATTGATCGCCCTCTGCTGGCGCTGTGTTAACTTGCCGGTAGCATCGCCATTTTCTTTGATGCGTAAGGATAACGCCTTTAAACGTTCTTGCGCTCTTGCCATCCGATCAGACAGAGCGCCCAGCGCATTCTTATTCTTGACGAATGACGCAATATCACCGGCCTGGCCGTTGAGCTTTTTAAGCTGATCCTTGGTGGCCTTGATGGATTGCGCAAGCTTCTGGTTTGTGGCCTGAGCGGATTTTAACGGGCGCGTCAGGCGGTCAACAGCGCTTAATACAACCTGTAGGCGTAGATCACGACTCATCCGTATTGGCCCCTGAACGTAAATATGCCTGATAACGCCAGTGCAACAGATCCGTGAGGCTCATAGCGTTTAGCGTTTCAGGCATCCAATGGAAGATGGCGGCAATATCCGCCATAAAATCGTCTACTGTGTGTTCTTTTCCAAATCGGCAGCCATCGCTTTCGGCACAAAAAAAATGCTCAACTCGGCGGCCATAGAATAGAAATCAGCAGGATCCAGCAGGGAAACTTCCTGTTCAGTCAGCACCGGCGTGGTGAGGCGCGGTAGCACCTTGATCACGCTGTTAACGTCAGTTTCAAGCAAAGACTGTAATTTGATGCCGCGCAGCTCCCCGGCACTGGGGCGGCGGATCGATACTTCGGTGATCTCTGTTTCCCCGCGGCGAATGGGAACATCAAGGATTACGGTTTTAGCCGAAGAGGGTGCCCCCCCTGTAGTGTTCTTGGTTGTGCTCATGTGTTTAGCCTTAAATAGATGCGCCATGCTCGGCGTATTGCCGCGCGCAGTGAGAAATTACAGCCCCAAAATGGTGCGGTGTTTCGCCAGGCGGTCAACACCACCGATTTTTTCTATAAAGTTGATCACGTCGATCTCTATCCAGTCCTTGCCGTCTACGGTCATTTTGTAGTAGGTACACTGGGTAGAAACCTTGGTTTGCGAGTTTTCACCCTGCTTGTACTCACCCAGATCCAGTTCCTTATGGCGACCGCGCATTACCACCTCAACAGAGCTAACTTCCCCTGTGTCGTCATCTTCGAACGACCCCACAAAGCGCAGCATGGTATTATCCACAATGGGATCACCCAACTGGCCCAGCGTCATTAAGTCCAGCCCGCCCAGTACCCACTCCATTGATAGGGCGTCATCATCCAGGCCCAGATCGATCGGCGCGCTGCCGTTCATGCCACCGCCGCGGTAGTTCTCCAACTTGCGGGTTAACTTCGGTAGCGTCATGGATTCCGCCACGCCGCGATAGTTGTTACCGGCGTTATAGATATTCAGGTATTTCAGTTTCTTTGGCAGTGCCATGGCCCGCCCCCTCTGTAATGTTAAGCTGTGAGTGAACCGGCCAGGAGTGACCGGCTACGCGTTAACTGTTGCCGTTGACGCCCTGGCCGAAGTTCGCCAAGTAGCGATCGGTGATACGCTGGAAGAACGCCAAATCTTCCAGTGGTGGCACTGGCGTATAGTCATAATCAATAAAGAGTTTCCCGGCTTTCAGGGTATCTTTAGTATTGACCGAATCGTCATACCAGCAATCACCGTCGATCAGATAGCCCAACGTTTTCAAGCTGCGGAGCTTGGCGCGCACTCCTTCGATAATGTCTTTTGCCAACTGAACATTTAACGGTTCATCAACCGCCCACATGTGCGCTTCGGCAATGGTATCGGCCAGGATTTGCGCGGTGCGGGTGTAGTTCTCAAACAAGAACAACGGATCATCAGAGCAGGTGCGAGAGCCCCAGAATCTAAAGCCGTTTTTGCGTACCAGCGTCGTTACTGAGTTTTCGTTCAACAAATCTGCATCGGTGCCCGTCCCCTGCAAAGACCAATACACATCTGCGGAAATGCCGCTAATACCGTTCACACCAACGTTTGACAGGGTTTTATGCCAGCCGGTGTCGTTATCGATCTTGGCGCGCAGGCCCAAGGCGCGGGCGATGGTGGCCGCGTTGGTGATGGTGTTGGTGGTAGTATCCCAGCCAGTAAACTCGGGCCAAATCAGCATTAATTCACGCGCGCTGAAATCATCACGATAGGCTAGGGCGGCCTCTTTGGTTTTTGCACCGCCAGCACCGGCATAGGCAAAGGCGCGCAACTGTTGTGCGATGCTGACCAGGGCGGCGGTAACAGGCTGCGTATCCAGGCCGGGAACGCCTAAAATCCGAGGTGTTACGCCCGTTCTTGCTGCCGATGCCAGTAATGCTTTCATGCCGGTGTAGGTGCCATCAGCGGCAGTGGTGCCGATAAGGTTACTGGTAGTTTCGGCTTCGGTTTCGCCTTCTTTCACGCGTACAACGACGGTGGCCGGATTGGTTTGATCGGCGATTGCCTGTAGCGAGTGGGCGAGGGTGCCTGCATCGCCAGCGCTGCCAATCTTGCCTTTGATGTTGGTGATTAACACCGGGGTGTTGAGCGGAAATACAGTTTCATCGGCATCAGATGCGGTGCATACCATGCCAATTACTGCGGAGCTTACGGTTTGGATTGGGCGAGTGCCGTCATTGACTTCCAGCACGCGAACGCCGTGGTGGTACGAATCTGCTGCCATGAGGTTGATCTCTTATCATAACGTTGTAGCTATGATGGCGACCCGCGCGGGATGTGGCATGTGATTGGGATTGTGTGAGGGGTGGCACAAGTGGGTAACAGCTGGCAAAGATGTGAATGACTGTGTTTGACGGTATATCGATCACAGACAAGCATGTCTGTACTGCAGGAAAGAATAACGCCCCAGGGCGGGGCGTGCATTATATGTTTTTTCACACATACACTGAGCGGTTCATTTCAACCAGTGAGATCCCTGTCCAGTACATGTTTAGGATCAGTTTTCTGTATCCCGCTAGTTCGGTTGGTGCGGTTTTCCCTTCTTGCCATTTGAACACTGACTCCCACGATCCCAATGTGTATACATTCGCCGAGTTGTTTACAAGATGAATAACCACTTCATTACCAGGGTTTAAGGTGCGGCCATTTTTGCTAAATATGGCTGAAAAACTTGCAATGTTAGCTGTTACCTGAACAAAATATTTTGATTCGGTAGAGAAATCAAATGAGATATTATCTTTAATCAAAACCCGCTGTTGTACAGTACGGGCATTGCTAGAGACTCCAATATCAATCCACACGTTCCCATCGAAAAAAACATCTAAGGTAACGCCTCGGCCAGTGTATGAAATACCGGTCAGACTGATAATGCTAAAGTCATCATCTATCACAAACTTAACTCGATAATAATCAGTGTTTGAAATTCCGCTTATGGCACCAATATAAGTGAGTGCGGTATTTCTGAGAATGACAATTTCCGGTTTTGATATGAGGTCTAATGTTCCTTTGTTTTCATTTGAAATTATGGTTCTCTTTTCCGCTCCGCGAGTCATATCACCAAATGAAATTCCAGTGGTAATGTAGGGATCATAAACGGCATCACCGTATTCAATATTTGTTTTATTCCCCGTCATCAGGGGGGAGCCAATAACGCGCGGGCGGTTTGCATGTCCAAAGTAAATAGCGCTATAAGGTGCATCAGTATAGCGGCCACCATCAACAATGACGTCCTCATTAAGCACCCTGGAAAATTTATTGTTTGTGGCTGAGGCTTCAAAGTCACCGGTGCGGATCTGTCGCCCGGTAAAACGCTCATGTTTGCAACGGATAAACCTGATCCCAGTGGATGGGAGCACATTATTACTATTATCAAGACTATGATGATCGCGAGAGTAAACGCGCGCTCCCTCGTTGCCATCTTCACCGCCGCAATCAATAAACCACGTATCTACAGCACGGCTGTATTTTGCTGGCCCATTGTAGTTGTCTGAAACGGCAACCAGTCCTTGAACCGTGGTATCAAAGTGGTAGCAGCGAGTAAAAATGACATCGCGCATTTTTGAAACAAAACCATTGGGGCCGCCATAGTGCAGGCAATCTGTTACCCGGATGTGACCGCCATCGCGCCCGTCTGCGCGTGGTGAATTCTGCTCCCATAAGTGGCCGTGATTGATGGCGCGCGTAGTTACCCGCTCGACGGTGATCCATTCTGTGGCGTCATTCATGCCATCCACGCCGTTTCCGGCAGATGCCACGGCATCGATCGACACATCTGATAGGGAAGCAAAGCGAGAGCCTGTGAAGCCAATGCCACCGATAATCAGCGTTCCTGGTCCGCTCCATGCTTTCGTTGTACGGTTAAAGATCTGTTGACCTGCACCAACCAGGCTACAACCACTCGGCACAATCAATCTGGCCTTGATGATGCCATTCGGGAGGCGTACACGTTTGTACTTATTGAGATAACCTCGAATTACATCGCTCATATCCGTTTCGCCGGTTAAATCCATCCCGCTAGGCGTGTAATAGTTTTCTCTCAGGTTAGCCAAATCTGCGGTGAAAATAGCATTCTGAGCAATTTGTTGTTTATTAATTGCGTCAGTTTTTGAATCTACATAAGCGCGAGTTGCTAAAACAACTGCTGGATCAATTTTTACACTAACGCTTGCCGCATTGCTTACGATAATAATCATTCTTACCGTTTGCGTTCTTCCTGAACCTTCTTGTAGCAACGGCTTATAAGTTTCCGCACAGTTTGATACTGCAATAATATCGCCGTCCTCATCGTAAATGGCGACCTCTCGGATCCACCAACCACCACTATTTTCAGGGATAATCTGTTCAACGATAATTTGGCTATCGTTTAACGGGTCGATGCTCAGCATGTTAATAGGTGCTCGGCGTACTTCATGTACAAGCTTTGTTTGCGCGGGGTCTGGCGTTGGTAGTGAACCATCACCAACACCCATTTCCGTAATATTTAACTTGATTCCCAATGCTGCGGCGTTGGTGATTTTGGCTACGCCAATATTGGTTAGTAATGCATAGTATTTAGCGCTCATCGGTCACACTCACAGTATCAATAATATGAAGTGCTGCGCCGGTATGCGTCTGAGCCGCACCGACTTCCAGCAGTTCTGGGAAATAAGGGTAAATGGTCAGCTCATCGCCGAGATATGTCACTGCGCCTACATAAAGCGTGGCCTGTGTTTTTAATCGTATTGAAAGCCCAATCAGGTGACGGCTTCTTGGCTTGACTGTGTCGATCAAGGCTTCAACTTCGAGACGCATAGCTTCTGTGATGCCATTTTCCATCACGTCAACAATGGCGCGCCAAGTGCCTGGCGGATCCGAAGTTTCCCACCATTCCGTTGCTGATAGCTCAAAACCCATCGGCATAATGGCCCGCTTCACTGCGCCTAGGGTGCCTTTGCGTTTATGCGTGAGAAATGCAGCTTTGACAACGCGGCGCTTGGTTTCCTCCGTCCAATTCTCATCCCAGCGATCAACCGATCTGGCCCATGCTAAATAAGGTAAAAATTTGACAGGGCAAAGATCTGGATTCCAAAGATCACGCAATGGCACAGCTATATCTGTTGCATCCGCGCATACTGTTGAGGCGATTATTTCAAGTGCTGACGCACTGACGGGCAACAGCCTATTCATCTGATCCACCAATTGCTATCTGATAATAGGTGCAGTTTGCTGCCTGGGTTTTATCAAGGACGACATCAGCCAAAGGAGCGACTAATTCAACCCGCTGCACACCCTGAGTATGCAGCGCAGCATAGATCGCCGATCTGCGAATATCTCGGCCTAGGCGGCGTTGTTCGCTGATGTAGGCTTGTAACCTACGCCCAGCATCCGCCCTGATAGGTTCGACGGCTGGCCCAGGGTAGACGTAGAGCACGGCATCAATCTCATAATCGACAATCAGCGCTGATGCGACGGTCACGCGGTCAGCTACTGGCCTGACTTGTTCATCATTAAGCGCAGCAGATACCTTTTCCAGAAGGGCGGTTGATGCCGTTCCATCACCCTCGCGAGATAACACGCTAACGATAACTTCTGCCGGTGCTGGGCTGATTGCGGAAGCGTCTGCAACGTTGCCATCAGCGCTTAGCGCATGATATTCATAGGCGGCAGTGGGTCCGGCCACGCTCATGCCTTCGAATGCCGCGGGTACGCGCTGGCGCAAGTCGGCGTCACTTTCCCTGACTTCGGGAATAGCGGGCGTGACGCTATCATCGGCGGGAGTGATCACAAGGCGGGTGACGTTATTGTTGGCCGCCAACTGATCCAGGTCACTGCCCATGGCGTAAGCCACCATAACAGCCTGTGCCGCCTCGTTAACCCGCTGGCGCAGCAGCATTTCTAAATACGTGTTTTCCTGTATCAGCTTGGTAATTGGCTCTGATTCAAGCGCTAATGTTCGGGTCATGGCTTCTTTCATATCATCCGGGCAAAGCTCAATCAGCCGGGCCTTTCGCGCGGTGAACAGCGTTTCAAAGTCAAACTCTTGTACCACTGCGGGTGCAGGTAGCTGCGATAGGTCAATAACGCTCACGTTCACCCCCTCAGTGTTATGTCTGCGCTGAAAATGTCGCCGTTGTCGGTTCTGGTGCCAGCAATATTGGCGATAAGCTTTCCGGCCCCTTCATCGCTGAAAGTCACGCTGGTTAATGAAATACGGCTTTCCCAGATGGTCAGGGCGCTATAAATGGCCGTCATGATCTGTAGGCGTAAAGCCATGTTCGACGGTTGGTCGATCAGGCTATCAAGCAAAGAGCCGTAATTTCTGCGCATCACCCGCGAACTAATTGGCGTCAGCAGAATGTCATTCACCGATTGGTTGATATGATCGCCATCAGTGATCGCGCGTCCGGTGGCGCTGTTCATGCCGATATATTTCGCGCCATTCATCGTGGGCCGTCCGTTCTGCCGCCGCCACGCTCCACCCCGCCGTGATCGTGATTATCAACAACGACGCCGTTGGAACTTAATTTCCCGCCGCTATGGGTAATATTCCCCTTCATGGTGCCGCCCTCGGTGATGCTCAGCGTTTTAGCTGTTAAATGGTTGCTGCATTCCACGGTAGGTGTTTCCAGCGTGATTTTTACCGTCGCTTTGGCGATCACCTGCTTGGTTTCCGCCGTGATGCTTTCTGCTGCCTCTATCTGCGCCGTTTTCATACCAGTGGCCGCCAGGGCTCCACTGTTGGCGTTATATTGGATCACCGCATCGTCAGGAAACTGGATGGTCAGCGTTTTTGCCTGCAAGCCTGGTGGTGGGTTGCCATCAGAAAATAGGGCAGGCGTAACGATTGCGGTTTCCGGGTTTCCGCTGAGTGAAAAGATCATTACCTGTTCACCGACGCTGGGTGGCCACCACAGACGGGCGTCACCGGCCCGGGGAGTAGACCAGGGCAAAAAGTTTGTTTCCAACTCACCGGTTTTAACTCGGCATGTCCAACTGTCGTGATCGACCTCGGTCACCGTGCCAGTGCGGATCAGATTATTTATAAGCCGGTGTAGTTCGGCGATTTCGGCGGCAATGTTCATGCGGTCAGTTTGCCGCGCGCGCGGGTAGGGTGGGGAGTGATTGGCTTTGTGTGGTGGCTGACACAAGTCAGCCAGCAATAAGGGTGATAATCAGGTCAAAAATCTGTTTTTCATCGGTGTTGGTAAACCCCAGCAACTCCCTGGCAGGGTATTTGATTTCCGGGCCGCGGCTGGAGGTGCGATCGCGTAAACCAAATTGGTGAACCTCTTCTTTACGCATGCTCGGGCCTTTGAATGTCACCACAGCATCATTTTGGGTGCCAAGGGCTTTCATGTTGCGGGCCATCTTCATGCGGTTAAACATTTTGCCACGCAGGTTGCCATTGCGATCCCGCATGCGCTTGCGGGGCGCGTAGGCTGAACCATCGGGATTTTGCTGCTTAGTGATGCGCTTTTGCTGGCTGCGGCGCAAATGGCGAGACACGTTACCCAACATCTTTTTGCGTGATGAAGGTGAAAGGTTTAACAGGATGGCTGCGATCGCGGCATCAACCTCTAGGCTGTCGTTCATGGGGTTGCTCCTTTGACAACGGCGATCCCGTCAAGGTAAACATCCAACGGATCGATTTCGCTATCAGGGAGCGGTGGCTCATCTTGTGGGGTAATAGTCAGCTCATTATCCTGCTGTTCTACGATCACCCGTTCTGAGAGCTTTAGGCTAAAGCTGAGGTTTTGCAGTGAGCCGTCCAGATCGGCAAGCTCATAACGGAAACCGGTCTTTCTGGCGGCCTCTGTCGCCATAATGTCAGGCTGATGGCGGCGTAGCCATAAACCAACCAGGGTGAATAAAAGGTGAGTATTACCTGACCAGTCGAAAACCCAGGTGGTTAAGGTGTAGTAATGCCGATGGGATAGCGACGCGGCCAGGTTGCCTTCAATAAGCCCATCTTCGACATCCATACGGATTTTTTCCGGGTTTTCTGCCAGATAGGGGATGTTTTTACACAAAAAATCACGCAGGGACTTCTGTTTTAGCAGCATCCTGATCCCCTCCAGGTTGTTTGGTTACTTTGCGGCTGCTCTTGACTTCGACTTCTGCTGGGCCGTCATTCCAAGAGGCAATGGATTCATTGCCTGGCACGAATTCCTGACTACAGCCGCACTTCTGGCACTTGGGGCGAATGCCGCGATACATCTTGATATCTGCGCTACCGCAAAGGCGACAAGGTTTTAATTCTGGCATGGGGTGTTCTCCTATTTTCGGTACCGCATAGCTGCGGTTGTCTGTGCTGAAGGATGGCTATTGATGGCTACCGTTAGCGCCCTTTACGCACTGCGTGTTGATATAAGCCTGCAACCCTAAAATCTGGTTTGTAGTAGCGGCTATTCTGTCTCTGAGAGCGAAATAATTTTGCTGAGCGGTGTCAGTAAGTCTGGGGGCGGTTGCATCAGTCTGGCCGGTGGTGCCGGTGGCTGTGCCCGATTTTCCACAGGTGGCATTGAGTTGCAGGCGGCGGCGATTATTGGCAACGTCAGCGCGCAAAGCTTCAATTTCAGATTGTGCATCGGCAAGTTCCTGTAAGTTTTTGGCGTCCAGCGCGGCCAACTCTTTCTGGCGGCGGTTCATATCATCAATGACACTTTGCTTTGCTTTTACTTTGGTTTCGGCAGTCTGGCGCGCCTCATCGGCTACGGTGTATTTACCGTGATAATAGTTTGCCAGTCGGCCAGCGATTAAAACCAGCACGCACAGCAGGCCGATCCCTAACGTTTTCCAACTGAAAGCCATGATTCACCCATTCGATAAAAGCAACGGTCAGCGCACACCGTTATGCTCAAGGCTAAAATGGTTGCCGTCAGGGTTGGATTTAAATCTTCCGCCCCACGATCCACCGATAGATTCCCAGAATTCCCCAAGCTGGCGATAATTTTCGGTGCGCGTCTTATATTCACCGTTAATGAATAAATTGAAGTCTACAGCCAGTCGCTGACAGTGCAGGCTGTTGGAAATACCAGCCCCGGTCTTCGCATTCAATTTCGCTTGCTCCGGCGTGCGGTATGCCTCACCAAATGTAAGCTTATAGTTATGCTCTGCTGCCCAAATAATCAGCTTTGCAACCATTACGGTAAATTGCTGTTGTTTTTCACTCAGTGTCATGATGCCCGCCTTTTGTTGGTGCTATTCACTTTTGAATCGCCCTAGTATCTGCATGGCATTGCCCCTCGAAACCAGGACGTTGATACATACCACGCAGTTTAAAATGGTTTCAGCTACATTCGCCTGGCCGTAGGTTTCGGTCAGGATCCGGATAAAAACCACGCCAGCGGCCACTATGGTGATAAACGCCATAAATGCCCCCAGGCGCTTATGTGGCGCGCCTTTTCTTTTGAAGGTCATTAGGCGAATGACAATGATTAGGCACATGATGGCGTTGATGTTTAACAGGATCGTTTGCCAAATCGGGCTATCGAAGAACATTAGTCACCCCCTTTTTTGGGGAAGCTGGGTATATCGATATTGTCCGCCCTGGAAATAAGGACGATGATGATTTTAACTGCCGTTGCCGATGTGACGATCGCGCCAATAATGTTGTCAACATCAACAAGATTGAATAGAACTCTGGAAATCAGCGATGCGGTAAACCCTGCTAACAGCGCCCCTAGTGCGAACGAAAAAATGAAGAACACTAGCCGTTTCCAAACAGGGAACTCATGCGCTTCCAATACGAATATCGCCGCGCCAATAAATGCGCCGATCACAATGCTGGCATCAGTGCCAGCCAGCAGCCCCGCAAATGTCATGCCTGTTACTGTCAATGTTGCACCGGCCCCTGTTGTAAGTGGCTCTGACATATAAAACCCTCTGAACACATTCAATCCCACAAATTGAATGTTTGCGTTTCCGGCTGCTGTATCGCATCCGGCAATATGATGCGTGTCCCTTGTGGCAGGAACGGGCCCAACTCGGCCAGACCTGGATTCAGCCCGTAAACCTGCTCTGTTACGCCCTGGGTTGCCGCCAGGTAACGCAGACAGATCTGATCTACGGTGTCGCCCTGCTCGGCATAAACCAGCATCAGATAAGATCCACGGTTGCATGCGGTAAACCCTGAACATCGTTCACAGACCACTGAAACTGTCGCCACAGGTCGTCGGTGGTTGCCTCCAGTGCGCGGGCACGTCTGTCGCCGTCAGTAGTGGTATCTGTACCGCGAAACTGTTCGGTCATGATGGCGCGGGCGGCGGAATACACGGCGCGGCGATAATGGACAGACAGTTCAGATTCACCGTCGATGATCTCTGCCTCTACATCAGTCAACGCCATGCAACCAGCGGCCTGCTGTGTCAGACGCCAGTCTTTTAGCAACCGGTTTGCCTCAGTCATGCCTTGCAAAAGCGCCTCACGCAGTCTGACGGCTGGCGTTTGGCCGTCTTGGCGCTGAGTTTCACGATAATTGGTAATACTGATATCAGGCCAGAATGCGCTGTTTTTGATGATCTCTGGCGCAGCCGGTTCGGCGGTGGCCAGTTGTTGATCACCTGATACAGGTTGAAGTTGGATCACTGCCTGACTCATCGTATTTTCCTAAAGGTCGGGGCGGTGGACGCCAGGAACCGCCAAACGCTACTGCGGATCCCGGCACCTGGCGTGCCGCCCCTGGTGGGTGCTCTTTTTTATGGCTTGGTAGCTTCTGCTGCCGCGCTCAGCTCTTTATCAACCTGCTTGAGCATCGTTTTAACGCCTGAGCCTTCATCACGGAATAACGCTGTTTCGAATGCTTCCTTAGCGGCCGCCAAATTACCGGCTTGCCGATAGGCCATACCGGTAGCCTTGTACAATCGTGCCCGGATAATATCGGGCAAATCTTCCGGTTCGGTCATGTCACAGGCGCGCTGCAGCACAGATGGATCGATCGGTGTTTCTTGCTTGATGACACTCAAGGCATAGTCGGCGACTTCTTCGGCAACCAGACAGCCCGCTGTGCGTTCGAAGCCATCAGGCGGCGTCAAGCCGTTTGCCAGTACGTATTGAGCAATATCAAGGCCGCCAGCAAGATCACCGGCATCAAAGCGCCATACCATGACCCGGGTGATCACATCATCTTGCGCGCCGGTTCCTTGCTCCAGCACACCGCTAACCCAATCGGCGTATCTCGGCAGCATTAATGCTTTGCGTTCTGCTTTGAGCTGTTGAGACTGGATGCCGCGTAATACAGACATGTCCTGATGGAGTTGATGCAACATCAGTGCATAGGCATCATCTTGCCGCGGTGCGTCTGCGGCACTGCCCTGGCTGTGTTTTGCCGCCAGCACGCGCTGGCGGTGGTTCGCGAAAGGAGAGGACATAAGGCCGCCTTATTCTTCTTCTGGCTCGAGCCGGATGTTTTCGATCAACACAGCCCCTTGATAATCCTCGATCACATAGGCGTCATTGCTTGACTCATAGTTTTCGATACGATCGCGTTTCGGGTTGTCGATGATGGCGCGACGGCGGGCACCGATCTGCCAGTAGAGCGACAGCAGATAAAGCGGGATAACCAGCACGGCATCAGCCGGGAAGAAGGGCACACGTACCGCGGGCAGGTTGCCGATCCGCTTCTGTGAAATAATCATGTCGGCGGCCAGGGCTTCCGTATTGGGTTGGCTCTGGTTGACGATCGGGAAATATTTATCCGCCAGTAGCTTGCGGCCAGTGATTGCAACAAGCCGGGTATCCTCTTGATACCAAGGGGCAAGAATATCGTTGGTTGCTGCAAAAATTACGGCGTCCAGATTCTTAAACCCGTCAGCACCTAAAACTTTTTTCCCAACCTTAATGACACCTGAGCCGCTAGCAACCTCAAAAACATGCTGCTCTGGGGCGAATTGGCGGATCTTTTCAAGCCAGCCGATATTCACATCCTGACCGAGTGGGTTAGCGGCTTTGTTGGACGTTGCAGCACGGCGCGTGCCATTGAAGCCTACGCAGATGCGATCCAGGGCGCTGCGCTGAATGATGGAGTCACGTACACGCGTCTGAAAATCTGGCCGACCTGCCCAGGCATCAAGGGTCTTATAGCGCATATGGGTATCAAAGTTCGTCTGCGAACAGAAATACCCGTCTTTATCCAGGGTGGTAGGGTCACGCGTTTCGCGATCCCCAGCATCTGTATCGGTGGTAGAGGCGATCAGCCCATCCACACCGATCCCGACTTTATCCCCGGTCTGCTCTTTCACACCTTCCACACTGATTTGCTTCAAGAAGGAGCTTTTTTCCTGAATTTTGGTTTCCAGGGTCTGCTGTACGGTAGGGGAAACGTTGAACTTTTCCGCCGCATTGCTGACACCGTTCAGGGTGGCAATTTGCTGTTTATACGCGTTAAATTTTACGCGGGTATCGTTATTCATTACGCTATCCTTCAGTTTTGGCCCGTTAACGACTAACTGCGGCTCAGTTAACGGCCCGCATCAGCAGTCCGTGGAAATTTCCTGGTTGCCACCGGTAGACAGGGGGCGGTGGCCGGTATCCGCATCCGTATTTGCCAGCGTCGTTTTCAGTTCAGTGAGTTCTCTTTCCAAGCTGGTGACTTTGCTCTGCATGGCGGTGAATTTCGGTTGCTGCTGGCTAAGCTGTTCTTCCAGGGCGGATTGTGATTCAGCAACCATTTCCAGCGCTGTTCCATGCTCAGCCAATGCAGCGTTGTTTCTGCTGTCGCTTCGGCCAAGCAAGGTCTTGATGCGCGCCAGTAAACCCGGCTGCTCGTTTGGCTGCTGTTCACCTTCAAATTCGATGGCGGTCAACTCATCCCCTACGGCAAAGCGGTGGTTTTCCGTCAGAGTGCTGAATTTTGCGATCTCGGTGCCCACGGCGGCTGGCGTATCAGTGAACCCCAGGCCGACGAGGTAGGCTTTACCGGTGTTGCGGAAATTGGCGATGTATTCAATGCTTGGATAAATTTTCTGGCCGACCTTATCTTTATTACCGAACAGATCTACCAACTCATCATCCACTTCAATCACGCTTTCCAGCGACAATTTCCCAGCCAGTGGGCCGCTGGTGATTTCTACTGCGCGGGCTTTCTGCACATCGCCATAGCAACGGAAAACAGAGCCGGGCAGCATTGAAACAAAATGCTCAATGTTGATGCGGGCACCATAAACCGACGTGTTGTAGGTTTCGGCCATGTCCTGAATATGCTGGCGCTCTACCTTGCGGCTATCGACCGTATCGCCTTCTGTAACAACGCGGAAAAATTTACTGACTTTCTTAGCCATCGTGTTTGCCATCCGTAATAAAAACGCTATCGACAGTTTCTGGAACGGGCGGTGATGCGGCAATCCGTGGCCGTTGTGTCAGGGCTGGCACAAGGTGGGCAGGAATAATAAAGCGTGGGCAGTCAGTACGATTTCACCAGGCGTTACACCGGTGAAGGGCGTATGGAAGAATTCAATACTGATTTAGATCCCCGCCGCCAGGCAATGTTTTTTTACTGGCAGGGATTTCGCATTGCGCGAATAGCTGAAATGTTGGGGGAAAAACCGGCCACTGTCCATAGCTGGAAGCGGCGCGACGACTGGGGGAAATATACCCCGCTCCAGCAAGTGGAAATGACGACCGCTGCGCGTTACAACCAACTGATCGGCAAGGGCTACAAAGAGCCTGGTGATTTCAAGGAAATTGATCTGCTCGGTCGCCAGATGGAGCGCCATGCCCGGATCGGGCGATTTGGGGAAACCGGCAAAGAGCGTGACCTCAACCCGAATGTTGAGCGCCGCAGCGATGAGCGCCAGCGGCCAACGCGCAACCATTTCACAGAGGAACAGGTTGCGGCATTGCATGCTGACTTCATGGATATTATTCGCCCATACCAGAAAAAATGGTACGACGCGAAGAAACACACGATCCGCAACGTTCTGAAAACTCGCCAGTGTGGTGCCACCTGGTATTTTGGCCGTGAAGCGTTGGACGATGCCCTGATTACCGGGAAAAACAAAATATTCCTGTCGGCCAGTAAATCACAGGCGATGGTGTTCAAGCGCGAGATCATGAAATACGCCTGGCAGTTCGGCGTGAAGCTAAGCGGCAACCCGATCATTCTGTCGAACGGGGCTGAGCTGCATTTTCTTGGGACTAACTCCGCTACCGCGCAAAGCTATAACGGCGATCTGTACGTTGACGAATACTTCTGGATCGCTGGCTTTTCCCAACTAGAGAACACCGCATCCGGCATGGCAACGCTTGATGACATGCATCTTACATTCTTCTCTACGCCTTCAACGTACACGCATGAAGCCTATGCGTTTTGGTCTGGGGCATCATTTAACAATGACCGGCCTAAATCAGAGCGTGTCACGATCCCGTTAACGCATGACAAGCTGAAAAACGGCGTTCTGTGCGCTGATGGTCAGTGGCGGCAGATGCTCACGATTGAAGATGCGGTGAAAGGTGGGATGCGCGCCAGCATCGATAAGCTGAAAAAACGCCGAGGCACAGCGTCTTACGGCAACTTGTACATGTGCCAGTTTATTGACGATGAGCTGTCTGTTTTCCCACTGAAAACCATGAAGCGTTGCATGGTAGATGCCATGGATTGCTGGGGCGATTTCAAGCCCTATGCGCGGCGGCCCTATGGCGATCAGCCAGTCTGGATTGGCTACGACCCATCAAGTACCGGTGATACCTGCGCGGTTGCCGTTGTTGCTCCACCGCAGCGCCCCGGCCAGCCGTTCCGGGTGCTGGAATATAAGCAATGGCATGAGCCAGATTTCCAAGATCAGGCCGATACGATTGAAGAATACACCGCACGCTATAACGTCGCCTATATCGGTATTGATGAAACCGGCCTGGGGCGCGCTGTCGCCCAACTGGTACGCAAGTTCTACCCCGCGGTTGAGGCAATGCAGTATACGGCGGCGATGAAAGTCGATCTGGTGCATAAGGCCCGCGCGGTGATTGAAAGTAACCGCTTAGAGTTTGACTGCGGCGCTTTGGATATCGCACAGGCATTTATGTCCATTCGCAAGGTGGTCACCCCATCTGGAAAATATATCAGCTACGAAACCGGGCGCGCCGATGGAGTGTCGCATGGCGACGTTGGCTGGGCGGTGATGCATGCCCTGATTCATGAGCCTATGACTGGGTTTGATGAAGTTGGTGAAGGTTTTATGGAGATGTACTGATGAGCAAGCGCCGCCGCGGTAAGGCCGCACAGAGTAAAGTTAACCAGGCTACACAACAGGGCAGCGTTGAGGCTTTCAGCTTCGATGACCCGATCCCGATGATGGATCAGCGAGAGATTTTCGACTATTTGGAATGTCCGACCATGTTTGATCGCTGGTATGAGCCGCCGCTGTCGTGGGATGGCCTGGCGCGCTCATTCCGGGCCGCTATCCACCATAGTTCCCCGATTTATGTTAAGCGAAATATTCTTGTCAGTACCCTGAAACCTACGCCGCTGCTGACCCCGCAGGCTTTCAGCCGGTTTGCGTTGGAGTTTCTGGTTTTTGGTAATGCCTATCTTGAGCTGCGCCGTAACCGGTTGGGTAAGCCGCTGGCCCTGGTGCCTTCGCTGGCGAAGTACACGCGGCGTGGTGTTGAGGATGGCGCTTACTGGTTTGTGCCGCGGCTTGATGAGCCTTATGAGTTCCAGAAAGGATCTGTTTTCCACCTACTGGAGCCTGATATTAACCAGGAAGTTTACGGCTTGCCTGAATACCTTGCGGCGCTGAACTCTACCTGGCTAAACGAGTCCGCGACGCTGTTTCGCCGGAAATATTACATTAACGGCAACCATGCCGGATTTATCCTGTACCTGAGCAGCGCCTTGCAGAATACCAAAGAGGTCGATGAAATTCGCCAGGCTATGAAGAATGCCAAGGGGCCGGGCAACTTCCGCAACCTGCTGATCCACGCACCGAACGGCAAAGAGAAGGGGGTTCAGGTGATCCCGCTGTCCGAGATATCCACCAAAGATGACTTTGGCCCAATCAAACAGCATACGCGTGATGACCAGTTGGCCGCTCATCGGGTGCCACCGGTACTGATGGGGATCATGCCAGAAAACACTGGGGGCTTTGGTGACGCCGGTAAAGCGTCCAAAGTGTTTGCACGCAATGAAATCTTGCCGTTACAGATGCGAATGATGGAGCTAAATGAGTGGTTAGGGGAAGAGGTTATCCAGTTCGATTCTTACGTTTTGCCTGATGATGGTGACAGCAAGGGGCCGGAAATCCCCAAACGCTGATCGGTGCATATCTAAGGCGCATGTAATCGCATGATTTCATAAGTGATGATTATGCATTCAAAACCGCGCCAAATCTGGGCTGACTGCCGTTTATGCACTGCATGAGAATAAACATTCAATAACAAAAGAGGGCAGGCGGGGGACTGCGCGCTGAGAGGGGGAGTGGATGGGGATATTTGCAATTTCAGCAATATTTCCAATCCTGTTTCCTCTGCTGGCCGTGGCTGGGTTATCTCTGCCGGTTTGAGTCTGGGGTTGTCCTGATATAGCACCGCTCACAGCCCGTTCTATGTGGCTTGGCATGGCGTTTTAGATGGGTGTTTTATGGCACTTTCTCGCACTCGGTTGATGGCGAATGCGTGTGATGAATTGTTATGCTTAAAAATGAATAGGTATGCCAATGAGGAAGATCATTGCGTTGACGCTGTACCGGCAGTCTGATGATGAGTGGCGGGTTTTTCGGGCTGGCGAACGTGCCGATGGAAGGTATAGCGGGCTTTATATGCGGATCCATCTGATACCTGATGGCGTGGTAGCGTGCGAGCCGTTCACCAACAAGCCGCAGCGCTTCTTCTGTCATATTAACCAACTTATCCACTGGCTGGAGGGCGAGGCGGAGTGCAAGGTAAAGCGGAAGTGATGTGCAGAAGGATGAGCGGGGTAAAGTTACTAGCTTATTGAGCTAGTAACTTGGTTGTTTTGATGTGTGTAGAGTGAAGCATGATAACTTTAGTAGTTATCCACATCACCATGGAGGTGAGCGCGAGATCGAAAGATCTCCAATGCATTGCTAACCGAGATGCTTTCATTAGGAGTTAGTAACAATGAACGTACATTCCCTTCCGCGGTAATGCCGTGCTGACCTTCTTCGGCCATGAAACCATGCGATGCCAGGTAGCTCACATAATCTTTAATGGTTATAGGGGTAAGACGCTCACGGCCAGTAGCTTCCTTAATACCATTGTAAGTGAGCAAAAATGTTGTGCTGTGATCCGCTCCCCACTCACTCACCAAATTGAAAAGCGTGCTTTTAAACTGGGTGATTGTAGAGTTAAGGAAAAAATAATCATTATTTTTCAATGCCATGAGTATCACCTTTTTTCCGTGGCTGTGATGTTTCTAGTTCGAGAGTCAGCATAAACCACATATAAACAATTAACAACAGAAAATAAAATAAAATAAGCTTTAAACAAGGGTTTCATAAGGTGATATAGATGGCTAACTAAGAAATATCCACCATGTTTTACTCTGATGAATGGGTTTCCAGTAGCGCCGCGAGTATGGCAAGTCTTTCACTTGGTGGCAGGTTTTTATAATTATTGGCCCAGCGCTCAGCTTTGCGCTTGATGCGCTGGCGATCGATGTAATCAGTGCCAGCAAATGCCGCAGAGTAAGCGGCCCCCTCATCAAAGTTCATCCACAATTGTTCCGTGCGCGGGCCTCCGCGCGTCATGACCTGAAACTGTATCGATCGCCAATCAGCAAGCAGGGTGTCATAAATAGCGGATGGATAGCCCGAAATCATGACCATGACGCTTGATGGAAGATCACGCAGGGTGGCAATCAGCTTGCGGTGATCATCAACTGTATACTCATGACGGTAGCGCGCACGGCTAGTGCGGGTTTCTGGGAGATAGGGGGGGTCAACATAAAGCAGAATGCGGCCATACTGTTCGAACGGGGCGGCCCGCAGCAACTCCACTGCGTCGCCCACCTCAATTATGAGGTGTTCCGCCTGGTCATCCAGAAATTCAGGGTTGCCTTGGCAAAATGCCTCAACCGCTTCCGGATCGATATCCCAACCGATGGAGCGCAGTGCAGATGGTTTGCGCAGCATAATAGCGCCGCCACCCAGGTGCGTTTCAATGTAAGTGTCATGCGGTGGCATCTGGCTGATGATTGCTTGATATGCCCCTGATGCAGCTTTGCTCCCCAAATATCCCATATTAACGGGCCTCCATAGTTGTAAATGACTTGGCTTCAGCGCAGCCGTTCTCATCTATGCCAGTGGCGGTACCACATAGACGCCGCTGGCTGTATTGCCTGGTAACACAGTTGCTTTTGCCTGTGCTCGATGCCGATGGCCACAACAGCTGATTCTGTCTGTGCGTACCGGCCAGCATAGTTACTGCTGACTGTTAGCCATCCTCTGTGCTGCCGCTTTCCAGTTCGCGATCAGAGCGTTGGCCTTATTGCGTGATAGTGTCTTGCGCCACGGTTCGAAGGTGCCGCACTGGATGATTTCGCCGGTATTTAGGTTTGCGCGGTAAACGCAGTCGAGCACGGTCACTTCATTACCCTGCGCGAGCTGAACCGCCTGTGGCTTGCTCAGTGGTATTCGCCGGATCTCAGCCCAGCGCTGAACCTGCTGAGCCAACTCTGTTACGCCAGTTGTTACCGGCTGTTCCGTTAACCTGATGGCATGAGCGGCGCGCAGGTAACTGTCAGCCCGATCACGGTCAGAATCTGTGCAATCCCCGGCCAACGCGGCCTGCGCCAGTGCTTCAAACTCATCCGCTGGCGACTTTTTCCGCTGTTGCTGGTCATTGTGCAGGCTGGCCTGTAGCTGTTTTCGCTGCGCCCTGGTTAATTCACCAAATGCCAACTGCTCTGGCTCGAGCTGGCACAGATATTCCTGGCTATCTGGCGGATGATCACCGCCCGGATCTGTATGTTTTTCGGGCTCAGTACAGTTATTGACACGAGTCCTAGAGGGCGCGGACGCGCCCGGCAGGTCAAAATCAAAACCAACGTCAAGGTCAACGGCCTGGCCTGCGTCGTCTGTCTTGGCGTTCATCTTCACAATGCGATAGCTGTGGAGGCGGGTTTCAATGGGCGGTAGCGCCATGCCAGGCATGTATACACCCTTGATGATTGGCGGATATTCGCCGTAGGCGTTTGGCTCATCTTCCTGCTTGTAGTAGGTACGGACGTGCAAGGCGTCACGGGTAACGAACGGGCCGCCTTGCAACTGTACATATTCGTCCCACAACCCCTGATCGGCGGCGTAGTGTATCTCAGCAAACAACGGATTTATTTTGTCTGCTTGTTCCTGGTCGCTCATTCTGCGCAGTTCGCGCCAGACCGACACCGGTGCGCCGCCGAGAAATTGAAACTGCCTAATGCCCCAGCAGGAAGCCCACGCGGTAGCGTGTTTGGCGGTTTCCTTTAGTGGCTTGCCGCTTTCGTCATCTACTTCACCGTCAAGTGCGTGACCGTCGATATTTTTCGAGACATATTTCACGACGTAACCTGTGGCACTACCGACTGATGCGTCGATCAGCTTCATCTCGAAACGTGGCCGGTTGCCGTGCTTGCCTTGCAACTCTTCGGCATCTTCACGCGTTGCGTAATCTTCCATCACCGCGGCAAGGGCGTTACTGTGCTCTGGTGCAGTAAACAGCAGGCCATGCCAGTGCGGCGTGCCGTCGTGATGTGATTCGGCAACGCGCAGGCCAAATACGGGGATTTCACGGCGGGCCAGTTCTGCGCGGATCTGCTGCCACAGGCGGGTGAGGTAGCGCTGAGTTTTGCGTGGGCTGGCCCCGTTCCATTTTGCGTTACGGTGGCCGAACATTGTGTAAGCGTGGTATTTCGACGGGGCTGTCAGCGTAAAGAAACTACCGGTAAACCCCTCACTATTTGCCACTTTTTCAAAACCGCCAATACGCGTCATAAGCTCAACCCGGCGCTTTACCGGGTTGGAAATGCTTTTATCAATCTGTTCTACCAACGAGATGCGCTCTTTGGTTTCTTTATCTTCCAGCTCGAGGCGACTCATTATCGCGCGGCTGCGCTTGCGGTGTGCTTCCCATTCGTCAACATGGTGTTTGCTGCAATACGGTGCTGCGCCGCGCTTCACATCACCGAAGGCAATGTGTAGATGCTCACGCCAGCGTGTGGCGTATTTGCGCAGGTTGCGCGACCAGAAACGGGCATCCATCATCTTGCTGATCGCCGATGCGTCAGCATCCCCCGGAGCCGTCTTGCGACTGGGTAGTGGTGATGGCTGGCGAAACACTTCAGTAACGTTTGCCGCCTCTTGGTATAGGTGAAGCGCTAAATGCCAGTCGTTTTCTGACGCAAAGAATTCTTTTACTTCGCTCAGGGTTGCCGTCATGTAAATGGCAATATCCTGCGCCAGCAGTTCCATATCTTCTCGGGTAAAGTCAGGCAGGTGATTGAATCTATCGATCAAGCTATTCAGGTTGGCAAAGGAGTGATAGAGCGGGTTTAGGTGCCTGAATGCATCAGTGTAAGATCCCGCTGGTGTGTCGCCATCCTGTGGGATGGCGTATTGCTCGGTAACCATATTGATGAATGGCAGATCGCGCCGGATGATATCGCGCAGCGCCAAACGGGCGATGTGTCGCCCCTTCATGGTGTGAATGCTATCGATGCGCGAGGCAAGACGCTGGCGGATAAATCGCGGGAAAGGCTTGAGCGCGGTAGTTACCTGGCTTAAAAACTCTTGCTCTTGACCCAGCTCAACTAGATCAACAGCAGGAGTTTTGTCAACCGAAATGGCAGCGCGGGGTTGGCTCCATTCGCAGCTATTAACCGTGATTTCTTGGTCAATTATTACTTTATATCCCGGCTTTACTGCATCGGTCTCTTTTTTAGTGTCCTTTGCAATATAAGTTGGTGCAGCGCCGCTTCTCCCTACAAACTCGACACCGATAAGCCATGAGCGCCCATGCTTCTTTTTGCTTACGACACGCTTAACAACCAGGTGAGGTGATTTCCGAGTAGCATCTACAGGGCTACTCGAGTGTGGTAATGGCTTGAAAGGTTCCTGACGGCTGTGTAAATCGGTCATTTATCTACGCATCCGCCTTGTTTATAGTGTGCTCTAAACATCTCCCCCAAAAGAGAGGCAGATAATGAAACGAGGCAATGGATCGCGTGATATGGACGACGCACCCTATTACACCGATAAAATAACTTTCCTTGCTGATTCAGACGTACAAAGCCAAACATTTATGCTTCGCCCTGCATCTGATCTGCTTCGGGATTGCGATCTGCTTTTACAGTGTGCTGGTAGGCACATAGAAGATCGTTGGCCTCTGTTAAAAGTGAATCGAAGAGAGCTGGCCCGCCTGGTGGAGTGGCGCTTACCAAAATCAACTCCGCCGATCGGAGAATGGAAAGTAGTAATTCAGCGCGCATTACAAATCGAGAATCCACAACATTTACCGCCCCATATATCTGAATGGGAAAGGCGGGGTTTACTGGTAGAGCTAGAGACAGATATTCATAATGCGGTTGATTGCAGTCGTCAGGCCGTTGATTTTTTTTGCAATGACCGCAAGCATCTTCCGATGAACACAACGGTGTTTCTGGTGAGTTCGGCGTGGGGGGCTTACATAGCATCGCTAATCGCTGGAGATCTGAATCCTGCTTGGATTGCCCCGATAGATGCAGCTCAGATCCCTGAGTGTATTCACGGTCAATTTCCACGTTACAACCTTCGATAGTTTTGTTTTTCATTTTGGCCCTCATGGTTAGTAATGGATCGAATGAGTGTCAGCAGACCAGTGAGACCGGCTTGCCATCACGCTGATGCCCTCACTGCCATGACGATTTCGTGCATGGCCTTCGGTGGGACAGCGTTGCCTGCCATATGAGTGAGTAACTGGTGTGACGTTGGTCGGATATAGTCATCAGGAAAGGTCATTGCCCGCATGGTTTCATCGTCAATCAACATGCGCATGTGGTCACCGTCTACAACTGCCCATCGATCGCGGGTAGTGATCGTGCCAATAGGACGAGAGATCGATCGGCCTGTCTTGGTGTTACCGTAATAACTAAACAGGAAGCGATCGCCAAACTGTGAGCGGCCATTTTTGACGCGCTCTAGCGTATTGGCCGCACGCCCAGGCTTGTCGATTGGCTGCCATTTGCCTTTGGTGAAATCTACAAACGAATCAGCAGGCTTGTGTGGCAGCTTTGGTAATGTAAGAAACAGTGGTGACCGGCTACGGGTGCAAACAATGAACATCCGTATGCGGTTTTGAGGAACACCGAGATCGGCACAATCGACGATATGTGGGGCCAGTGAATAGCCTAATGCCTGCATGGCCGATTCCCATGCAGGGTAGAGCGCCCATCGCAGAAACTCTGGTACGTTCTCAACAATGATCACCCTTGGGAAATGGAACTCGGCGGCTGAAACTACCGCCCAGGCTGTTGAACGACTGGCATCATGTTGTGGATTGCCTGATTTTTTGCCACGGGCTTTACTGTGTCCCTGACAACATGGTGAAGCCATCATCAGATCATGCGCTGGTACTTGTGACCAGTCAGCCTGGTGCAAGTCTTGGCAAACATGGATTGCATCAGGGTGATTTTGTGCGTGCACGTCAACGGCGGCTTGCCAGTGGTTCCCGGCCCATAAAACTTTTGCGCCAGCCATGCTCGCACCGGTAGATGAACCGCCAAAACCGGAAAACAGATCGATTGCGTTCATGCTGATGCCCTCACGACTTCTAGAAACACTAAGGCCGTCAATAGCCAGAAAGCGCCGCTGACGAGAAAAGCGCACGCCCATGCGTGGTGCAGCATCCAATTCTTGATAGTGCTTTTCATGATTTGAATGGCCCTCGCTCAATGCTGAGCATGACGTACCCCGGCGCCCACTCGGCCAGATCAGTAATGTGGGTGATCCGCACGTAGGTATGGTTTCCTGTGCGCCCGCAGTAACAGCCAAGCCACTCAACTTCTGAGAGGCGAAGCAGATCACCAACTGCGAATTCACGGTCATTGAGGCGAAACTCGGCCTTTTTCTCCCCGCTGACCACCGCCGCGAGATGCTCGGGCAAGATCTTGAGATCGTGTTTTTTCATAAGGGTTGATACCATCCGATATTGACGTCGCAACATGGTGCACAGCTAGCTATCAGCTCGTCGGCTGTGGCTTTTCCGCCTGTGCGGTTACCTACTGCGCGCGGTGCAGTGATCGACTCAATATGGAAGCGGCCATACAGGGTGCGTGCTGCCGTAGTGTCACTATTTGAAATAACGACAGGAACACGGGGTGACACTGTAAGGCGCAGCAACTCTGCGGTTAAATCAGCATGATCGGATGCGGAAAAACCGCCTGTGTGATAGCTGGAAAAATCAGCCGTTTTGGATACTGGCAAGTAAGGGGGATCGCAGTAGATGAGATCGCCCGGCCTTACCACCGCAAGCGTGGTTCTGAAATCCGCACAGACAAACGTTGCGCGCTCGGATTTTTCAGCAAAGGCCATGATTTCCGCCTTCGGGAAATACGGCTTTTTGTACTTGCCATAGGGGACATTGTATTGCCCGTCTTTGTTATAGCGGCACATGCCACCATAGCCGTGGCGGTTCAAGTAAAGAAATGTGACTGCGCGATCCCATGGACTCAGAGCGTTACCCCTAAACTCCTCGCGGCGGCGGTAATATTCATCAGCACTATTGGCCTTTTCAAACAACAGTGCTGCGTGGTTGATGAATGCAGCCGGGCAGTTCCTGATCGCCTCGTACATGTTGATCAGGTCTGGATTGATATCAGCAACCAGGTATTCGGGATAGTCGGTATTCATCATTACGGAGCAGGAACCGGCAAACGGCTCTACTAACCGTTTTGCTACTGGTAAGTGCTTGACCAATTCAGCCATGATCCCGGCCTTACTGCCTGCCCATTTGAGAGGGGAGCGGATCATTCTTCACCCCCACCGTGAAGGTATGAATGGGTGGTGGGATCCCAGATAACAAACTCTGCCAATTCGCAATTATCATATGCGGCTGCAATAACACATGGAGACACCAAGGCATTGATGATCCCAAGAGTACCGACTGTGCAGTCCTGCCCTTCAGGAAGGGGGCGGTCTTCAAAGTCAACGGTGCTTCTGACTAACTCAATATTGCAATCGACAGATTTGCTAATCAGCTTTTCAATGGCCTGCCGGTCAATGCGCAAAAGTCTGTTGAGGATATCAACGACCTTTTGTGCATTCAGTTGGGTGGAGTCCAGAATAGGGCTACTGTTATCAGCTCGCTGCTGGGTTTGATGTTTCGGTATCATATCTTTTGCCCTTTGATGACGGTTGATTGACGAGTGGTTGCCCAGGACTTCAGGGTGGTGATGATCTGATCGGCGTCGGCATTATTTGCCTTCAGGCGATCGAGTTTTCCTTCCAACATTTCCAGCAACTGAAGCCGTGCGGATAGACGGGCGTCAGTTAACATTTGCACCAGTTCGGTGTTTATTTCCGGGTTGTTCATAGGCTCCTCCTTGGTTTAATTGGCTACTCCATCCGGGGCACCACTTGCAAAATGGTGCCCCGGATGGGTGCCGGGATTATTGCCATGCCCGGCCATGGTCATACGGCGGTAATCACTGCCTGATTCAGCCCATTCTTGGTAAGGGCGCAGGCGGCAATTTCCGCAACTCGGAGGTGATTAAATAATCACGGTGTTTAAATATTCTTTTTTACTGGTTAATTTCTCTTTATTTTAATTAAGACGGCATTCCTACCCTTGTTTTTGTCTGGGGTGGAATTAAGTTTTTATTAATTAAAATACATCTATTTAAGACGACGATTTATTAAATAGGCTTTGGAATTAGCTGCTGGTCTTTCAATTGCTCTAAATAATTCTGCAACACCATTGCTGAACCAATGTCCTCGCAGTTGTAGGCGAGGTTAACCGCGTCTTTCAGGCCAAAAGCTAGGGTTCTGCGAGCGGTGACTTCGCTCACATAACCGCCGTTGGCGGCAAAGTGATAACGTTCAAGGAGCATATTAAATAATTCAGAGAATGGGCGGTTCATACTCTTGTCCTTTTTAGAGTTGCTGGCGAGCTTTGCGCTCAACGGCCTCTTTGCGGGCCAGATACTCGCGCCGCGCATTACCGCGCATTACCGCGCTTTGTCTCGCGACGGCCTCGGCAATCTTTCACAATAAACACCACTGACAGCGCGGCGAAGATTGTGAGAACAACCAGGTACGCAACAGCGTCAGGTGTGAGTGTTTTGAAGAAATTAAGCATCAGAGATCCCTAAATGAACTAGGCGTTTTCCCGGAGCGCCTCCAGTCTCCTGCCGCTACCTGGATATAGGCCGCTGATTCATCACCTACATAACGGGCAACACCTGCTAATTGCTCCAGCAAGTCTACTGCTGTTAGCATTTCCGCTGTTGCACGTTCCGGCTGCGTGTGCTCCATGCGCTTATTGAACTTGGCGATAACGGCGTTTGCGGCTGAATAGAAAAGAATGTTCATGCCATGGTTTCCTTTTCGATATACAGCTGATCGATATAGCCAGTGGCCAATGCCTGAGCATCAAACTTGCCATAAGACTGATCACCCTGGCGGACGTGGTAGCGGGTGACCGGCTGCAACGTCTTGCGGGGTAACTTAGTGACACTGAAACCCCGGTAAACGCAGGTGTGTTCGCTAACCTTCACGATTGCGTGTTGCATTTCGATGCCCTCAGCTCATCCGTTCAACATATTTCTCGGCGCTGCGTTTGGCGCGCAGGTAGATGGCGTAAAGGTTTACGCGACGCTTACCGCCGGGCCTGTCCTGAAGAATTGGCAGCGATCCGACATCTGCCTGGGTGCGAACAGTTTGGGCGTTCTTGCCAATACGCTTGGCATAATCAGAGATAGATTCTTCCACCAGATCACCAAAAGGGTAATCAGCAGGAAGCTGGTTGGCTCTCACTCCTATCATCTTTTTTTGTTGGTTTTTGCTCATAGTGATACCCTTTTAGATCACGCAATTTTACATTATTTGGGGTGCCTGTAGGTACCCTGAAATTGATTATGGGGTACTTGTGAGCACCTTGTCAATGTCAGTAGGCGAAAAAATCAGAGCGATAAGAGAGTCTGAGGGATTAACTAGGGATGAGTTTGGGGCCTTGCTTGATATCCCCATTGGCACGCTAAAGCGATATGAAACGAATCGTATAGGCAGCATTGGTGGTGAGGTTTTAATGAAAATTGCACAGCACCCCCGATTCACTAAATACACGATGTGGCTAATGACTGGGGGTATCGCACCGGAGATAGGGCAAATATCGCCGGATCTCTCCCCTGATGGGCCAAGCAACACATCCGACCACCGAGAAGGCTGGAAGGTTGGCTAACTATCTACAAAATATGGAAACGTTGGGGTAAAGGTGGGATTTGTGCGGACAGAAACTTCTGGTTAGGTATGTATTGAACGATTTGCATGCAAATGATTGATAGGGATAATTAATTAGGTGATAAGAAAAATGAAAAAAGCAATATCTTTAGTTTTATTTGGTTCATTCGCTAGCTTTTCTCAGGCTAAGGTTGGCATCCCTGAGCAACTGGAGCTATGTCACAAAGTTACAGCTGACGCTGAGCGACTTAAGTGTTTCGATCAGATTGGCAAGGCTAAGGCTGAAGAAAAAGCTGAAAAAACGGATAGTGCCGAACCTGAATCCGCAGGCCAGTGGTTGGTGACAAGCGATAAATCTCCAATCGATGACTCTGAAAATGTGCATGTCTTCCTACTGGCAGAAAACCAGATAAGTAGCCGATTTGATAGGGCGATAACTCCTTCCTTGTCTGTTACATGCAGAGAGAAAAAAACTGAACTCTTTATTGATTGGGGTACATACCTTGGACTTGATACCACGCAAGTCCTTACCCGCATTGACTCCCAACAGGCTATTAATCGCTCTTGGCAGATATCCACTGATTCCAAGGCGACGTTTTACAGTGGGCAATCCATTGCCTACATTAAATATCTCATGAAAAGCAAAAGAATGTTCGTGAAAATAACGCCTTATGGGGAAAATCCTGTTCAAGCAACCTTTGCCCTGGACGGTTTATCAAACGCTATCCAACCATTGCGTAAATCCTGTAAGTGGTAAGGCCATAGCAGATGAGTATTAAGCCACTTGGTGCAGAAGGTTACATGGTTGACGTTCGCCCTCAGGGGCGCGACGGAAAGCGCGTCCGCAAAAAATTCAAGACTAAATCCGAAGCGCAGCAGTTTGAACGCTGGGTCATTGCGACCCAGAACAGTAAAGACTGGGTGGAAAAGCCCGCAGACCAACGACCATTAACTGAATTAATCGACCTTTGGTTTAAACATCATGGCCAAAACCTGAAAGATGCCGTCAAGACAAACCACAAATTGAAAGTGATGGCGGCAAAAATGGGTAACCCCAAGGCTTGCCAGATCTCACGCGCTTCGTTTTCTGACTATCGCGTGCTGCGGCTGGCCGAAGGCAAAAAGGCAAAGACTATCAATCTCGACCAGGAAAAATTGGGTAGCGTGTTCTCCGTTCTCATCGACCTGGGCCACTACTATGGTGAGCACCCGCTCAAAGAGATGAAGAAAATTAAGCTGCCGGATCAGGAAATGGGGTTCTTAACCCATGATGAAATCCGGCAGTTGCTCGACCGCCTGGAAGGTGACCACCTGAAGGCAGTTAAGTTGTGCCTGGCAACTGGAGCACGGTGGGGCGAGGTGGTCAAGCTCCGGCGGGAAGAGGTGATCGGCAATAAGGTGACCTACCTCAACACGAAGAACAGCAAAAATAGGACCGTTCCGATCTCTGCGGAGTTTTGCCAGCAGATAACGGATGGCATCAAGTCTGGGGCATTGTTTACCGGGCTTAATTACCCGTCTCTAAGAACATGCATTAAAGAAGTGGCCCCCGGCCTGCCTGCGGGACAGGCGGTGCATGTGCTACGGCATACCTTTGCAAGCCACTTTATGATGAACGGTGGCAACATACTGGCGCTGCAACGGATTCTAGGACATTCAAGTATATTACAAACGATGGTTTATGCGCATTTTGCACCTGATTACTTACAAGATGCAATTCGTTATAATCCATTATCAGTGCTTAAAAAAGAAAAGGGGATTATATAAAATGGAACCGTTATCAGCATTAATTGCAGGCTCATTTCTGACCGGTGTATTTGAGACGTTAGGAAGCAAGCTTGCTGAAGCAGGCATTAATTCAACAAGATTGAAAGCAAATAAAATAATCAGCAGTTTTAAAAATAAATCTATCATTAATAAATATTTAGAAACGGCAGTCTACAAGGTTTTTGTATTTAGAACTATAACCAAGGGAGATAGAGATGTATATTTAGATGAAGTGTACCACCCTATTAAAATTTTATTGGAAAATAGAAAAAATAGAAGTGGGGTAATAATGGTAGATGAAGGTTGTTTTATTGATGTAAATGGACATGCGGCTATTGTTGGTTTAGCTGGGCAAGGAAAAACAACAATAATGAGGAAATTATTCCTTGAAGAATTGGTGAGAAAGCAGAGAGTACCATTCTTTATTACTCTTAGACAATATAATTATCCTGACAAGGTTAGATGTGAAGATATACTTTTGGACCACTTAATATCCAATGGTATTGATTGCGAGATTGATGATGTAATCGGGCTTTTAGCAACAGGAAAAGTTATTTTCTATTGGGATGGGTTTGATGAAATAAAGTTTAAAGATAGAAATAATGCCTTAAAAATGATTTCATCTATCTATGACAAGTATAGCTGTTCATCTATCATTACAACTAGGCCAGATACTGAAATAACTCGACAACCAGGAGTCGAACTTTACAAAGTAGTACAGTTAAGTAATGAAGATGTCCATGCAATGATAAAAAAAATAATATCTAACGATGAAGTTAGTGATTCTATTATAAATTATTTAGATAAAAAAAGATTCTTGCAAGATACAATTCGAACACCTATTTTAATTGATATTTTAATAGTAACATCTTCATCTTTGAATGATGAGCCAAACTCTATACGTGATTATTACGAACACCTATTTTCAGCACTCATGTTTAGGCATGACCTAAATAAAAATTACACAAGAGAAAAACAATCATCATTAGGTAATAAAGATTTAGAAGAGATTTTCAGTTTTTTCAGTTTTTTAAGTTTTATGGATGCTAAAAGCGATTTCACACATGAATCCATGCTTGGCTATTTTTCAAAATCCTGTCAGCTAAAAAAATTAAAAGTTTCTGAAGAAAATGTTTGCTCAGATATTATTAATGGAACAAACTTGGTAACTAGAGATGGTTATAATAATTATATTTATATCCATCGGTCGATTCAAGAGTATTTTTCTGCAAAATGCATATCGTTATTTACTAGTGAGAGGAAAGACTCTTTTCTTAAAAATTACTGCCGACTTGAAAATGGCAAGAAAAGTATGAATTTACTGATTTTACTTAGATCTATCGATCCTATTGGATTTTATAAATATTATCTGATTCCATATTTGGAAAAATACAATATAATCATTGGTGAAAAATTAAACATATTAAGTAAAGAAGATGTTAGTGATTTTTGTGATAGTTGGCTTGCTGGCGCTGTCAAACGTGTAGGAGGAAAATCAATTAGGGGAGTGAGAGGGTTTGCAATGTATGAAGCTCGATGGGGGCAAAACCACCCATATTTTGAAAACATATCGCATGTGGGTGAGTTATTAGATAGTTATAATAGTCATATAGATGCTGGAGACTATTTTATTGAAACTCATAGTGATGTGTTAATTGACTTTATTTCAAGTGAAAAAAACGCCGATAAATTATTTGAAGTGAGTGATCCTAACATGAGGTTTGATGATTTATGTTGGGTGAGAATCGGCAATCTGAAAGACTCCATTCCAAATTACGACGAAGAATTTATTGAAGTTTATTATGATGAGTATGTAAAAAAAATGAGTGACTTGCAGGAAATTATCGATAATGAATACTTCAAAAAAATGGAGAGCGAAATTGAAGTTTCCAACATGCTGATTGGAATGGGATTCTGATGTTGATTAAGTCACTTAGTAGCAGATAGGGTGGGGTTTAAAAGATCCACAATTTGACCAAAACCCCCACGCTATAGCCGTTTTCAGCACGCAGTTACAGGTATCTAAATCATTGATATATATGTAACTGCTTGTTTTTATTACCCTCAACATGGCGGCTTAGGCCTCCCTTTTTTGTGCACAGAAAACCTCCAGCTAGGCTGGAGGTTCCGTAAAGCTTTCAGCTTTGAGCCAGTTATAAAAACCCCTTTTGATTTGTTAAAACAGTTTGCGGTCTGGCAACTGCAAAGGTTCAACAAGAAATCAAAAGGGGGTCCCTATGAGGGACGAAAAGAGCTTAGCGCACACGCGATGGAACTGTAAATATCACATAGTATTTGCGCCGAAGTACCGAAGAAAGGTGTTCTACGGGGAAAAGCGTAAAGCGATTGGCAGTATCTTAAGAAAGCTGTGCGAATGGAAAAACGTGAATATTCTGGAAGCGGAATGTTGTGTGGATCACATCCATATGCTTCTGGAAATCCCGCCCAAGATGAGTGTGTCGGGCTTTATGGGATACCTGAAGGGAAAGAGTAGCCTGATGCTTTATGAGCAGTTTGGCGATTTGAAGTTCAAATACCGTAACAGGGAGTTCTGGTGCCGAGGGTATTACGTTGATACGGTTGGTAAAAATACAGCCAGGATACAAGAATACATAAAGCACCAACTGGAAGAGGATAAAATGGGTGAGCAGTTGTCGATCCCCTATCCGGTTAGCCCGTTTACGGGCAGTAAGTAATCCATAAATGCAAATGTCAGATCGCAATGCGCCTGTTAGGGCGCGGCTGGCAACAGAGCCTTATAGGCGCATATGAAAAACCTCCGGCTATGCCGGAGGATATTTATTATGGGTTGATTAACAACATGGGGAGGGGTGCTCATGGATCTCTGCTCAAACAACCAACAGGCGGGGGCAAGCCCCGCCGTTGGGTTGCCTTACCTTGCGGATTCGTAAGCCATCATGGCCGCAACCTCCGTTTCTCCGCTACGAATGCGGATCTCACAGAGTCTTTTCCTGGTCATCCAGGTAAACACCAGTACGGTGATACAGAGAATAACCAGGGCCATTACTACTAACTTTTGCGGCATGATAGCTTCCTTGTCCTTGCCTTTCGGCGGGTAAGAGGCTACCTTTATGGTGTTCATGCATAAGAGTGGCCTCGGGTTGATTTACATTGATTCGGGGCTTTTCTCTTTCTATCCCTTGCTCATGCTCAGGACAAAAAGATCCAGAGCACCCACGTGAATTTTACCCCTAATCCTGCCCGGTAATAAATCAGCGCTTTGTTACATAGAACAAGTAAGCTGAACCAGCTCAGTGCTCATCCTTGTTATTTATTGGTTTTTGACCGTTTCTTGCGGTGATGAATTCCTATATAACTAATTGTTTTTTAAACATATTTTTATTGCATGTGCTATGGCGGCTGCGGGCTTTTGTGTGCGGGATTGCTTAACAAGATAGGGAGGGGTGCTCATGGATCTCTGCTCAAACAACCAACAGGCGGGGGCAAGCCCCGCCTGTTGGGTTGCCTTACCTTGCGGATTCGTAAGCCATCATGGCCGCAACCTCCGTTTCTCCGCTACGAATGCGGATCTCACAGAGTCTTTTCCTGGTCATCCAGGTGAACACCAGTACGGTGATACAGAGAATAACCAGGGCCATTACTACTAACTTTTGCGGCATGATAGCCTCCTTGTCCTTGCCTTTCAGCGGCTAAGAGGCTACCTTTATGGTGTTTGGGCATAAGAGTGGCCTCGGGTTGATTTACATCGATTCGGGGCTTTTCTCTTTCTATCCCTTGCTCATGCTCAGGACAAAAAGATCCAGAGCACCCAAGCGAATGTTAACAGTAATCCCGCCCAGTAATCCCGCCTGGTAATAAATCAGCGCTTTGTTACATAGAACAAGTAAGCTGAACGGGATCAGTGTACATCCTGTTTAATTTGTTGGTTTTTTTCCCTGTTTATTGCGATGCTGATGGCAGTTCATCGATCGCTGCAAGAGAGGGAATAATGTCCACCCCATCCGTGCTCAAGCCACCAACGTTGGTCGGCACTCAAATCGAACTACGACCCTTGCAGCCACAGCACCGTGAGGCAATGCTGAGCGCCGCTGCTGATGGCGAACTGTGGAACCTGAAGGTTACCGCAGTGCCGAGTGCCAGTATGATCGACAGCTATATCGCCACCGCCGTGGCAGGCCGTGATGTTGGCTCCATGCTGCCGTTTGTCATTGTTCAGCAGGCTAGCGGGCGCATTATCGGCAGCACCCGCTTCTGGAAAATCGACCGGGCTAATCGCAAAATGGAAATCGGCCACACCTGGCTGAGCCAATCGATGCAGCGTACCGGCGTGAATACTGAAGCGAAATACCTACTGCTCGGCTATGCCTTTGAAGTATTACAGGCGGTACGGGTACAGTTCACCACCGACGAACTGAACGACAAGTCACGCGCGGCAATTTTGCGGATTGGTGCCAAGCAGGAGGGGATTGTACGTCATGAGCGCATCATGCCCGACGGGCGCAAACGTAACTCGGTCAGGTTCAGCATTATCGATGATGAATGGTGTGAGGTGAAAGCCAGGCTGGAAGTTTTGCTGAAGCGATAAACTCGTCGAGCAAACATTGGCATGATCTCATTGGGCGCAGCATGCAGCGCCCCTACAATAGCCTTTCAACTCCGTGCTAAATTCCCCACGCCACCGTCGATCAGCAGTTCACTGCCCACCATGTAGCTGGATTCGTCAGACGCGAGGAATACGGCGGCTTTGGCCAATTCCAGCGCAGTCCCCATGCGGCCAATCGGCACCAGCGCGTGGATCTCTTCGCGCAATTCCTGTTCAGCCTGTGCCGGTAAACCCAGCTTGCCCAGCGCCGGAGTTGCCGTTGGGCCAGGGCTAAGGCCGTTGACACGAATACCGCGCGGGTGCAGCTCAGCAGAAAGCGAACGCGCCAAAGACAAAATCCCGGCTTTACTGGCGGCATAGACACTGCTTTGCGCCAGGCCAATATGCGCGCTGACGGAACCACACAGGATCACCGAGGCAGGATTGCCCAGCAACGGTAACAGGGCCTGGATCAAAAACAGAGGGCCTTTGAGATTGGTGTTCATCAGTTGGTCATAGCGTTGTTCATCCCATTCCTGTAACGGCAGGTGGGTGACATCACCGGCGTTGATATACAGGATATCCAGCCGGGGCCAGCTTTTAGCCAACTGCGCGGCTAAAACCGGCTGTTGGCCGATATCCCCGGCGTCATTGTGCAATAGCACGACATCCCCTAGCGTTTCGCCAGCCGCTGTTAACCCGCTTGCGCTGCGCCCGGTGATCGCCACGGTGGCTCCTTCGGCAATAAACTGCCGGGCCGTCTCCAGCCCGATGCCGCTGGTTCCCCCGGTAATCAACGCGTATTTACCTGTTAATCGTGACAT